TAGCACACGCCAAATCATAGGAACTTCATCCTCTGGTTTGATGATAGCAATCAGACTGTTATCAATCGTTCCTGCCATACAATCTTGTGCAGCGTGCCATCCTTCATGACGCATAACCATCATAAGAGTACCAGGTTTACCCATAAAATCTTTGTTTAGAAAGAAGTTATTGGATACAGTATGGTATACACCACGATGTCCATATGGAAAATACTTCTCATCAGCAAGGAATACATTGACTCCAATCTCGTTCAGAGAGTGAATCATGTTATGAAACTCGCCAGTGACACCAGTGAATTCCTCAGTATTAGGATACTCTGATGAGATATCAAGCATCGAGTATACTTTCTTGACACCATCAGTGCATTCACCTAAGAGCATACACCCCATAGAATGATTAGTTCTGTATTCACTCTCAGTAATAGGTTCTGCCATTACAGGAGCAGCAAGACATGCTGCCATCAAAGTTAGAATAATCTTTTTCATTTTAATTAGGTTGATCTAAAAACTGTTTACGAAATTCTTCAACTTGGTCAATTACTTCTTCCGATAAGGGAGGTCCTGACTGAACAACTGGCGCAAGAATTACAGCAGCACCATCGGATCTTTCGATACGCCAAACGCAACGATTGCGCTCACACATATCAACCAGAAACTCAAAGTACTTTTCTGCTTCTTCTAGTGTTACAGAAATAGGTTCGTTCATTTTACAGCAAAGCAATAAGTAATCAAGTCGTTATCAACAATCTCTTGTATTTGAGAGATTGTTTCGGAGAAACCTTCAGCACCTATAGAATTGAATTGCCAGTGAACATCCTTTTCATAACCTTCATCATCTACGAGAGTAACCTTTCGTTTTGAGAAGTTGACAAAGATATGTGAGAGAGCGTCGGTCATGGTTCTTTGTGTTGCTCCCATATCATAGCACAGGAAGCAACGGTTGTCAATTCAAGAAGATGGATTTGCCTGAAACGCGAACGATACCCTCTGAACTGAGGTTGAGTGCTCCTAATGCATCAATGGTGCCAACGGTACTCGAAGAAATCCTAAACAGACCCGCAGCAACATCAACGTTGAATGCTCCAGTGGTAACACTACAATTGTATCCAGTCGCACCACAAGTAAAATTAACAGGACCAGAGGGGTTGATGACATTAAATCTAGGAACTGCATCAGCGGCAGAACCTCCAGGAGTGATAATATAGTCTACAGAACCTCTAACAGAGTTAAAGATACCAGCCTTAGCAGAAACTGGATTTGTAGTTGGAAAGTTGACAAAGTGATATTCCGATACAGTATTGAATTCAATAGAGTTATTGGCATTAATCATAATCTCTCCGCCAGAATAACTCTGATTCATACAAGAAACTTCTAAAGATGAACCTGCAATTTTGTTAGCCTGTGAAGCAAGTTCAATTTCAGATGCTTGTAATCCTAATTTACCTCCAGCAACATTAAAATCAAGGTCAGAACCAAGTCTGATAGTATGCTTTTGAATTTTTTCATTTTGCGAAGCACCATTTTTAGGTGCAACTGTTGGTGCTCCCTCAGCAGACATAAAGAATCCACCACCAACTTCAAGATGACAGTCTCCAGTAATTTTTAGATGATAACTCCCATCAATAGTACGAACATAATCACCATCAACAAGTTTACAGTCATCACCATGAACTTCTTGTGTATAGTTACCAGCATAAGAAGAGTGATCAGCAACTAAATTACCAGTATCACCTTTACTACCTGCATTTTTCTTAACATAACTAGTATATTTTTTATCTAGTTCTTCCTGGGTGATATCAGGATTGCTCTTTCTAAGTTGTCTTAAAAATTGATACTCAGAGAAAGAAGAGTTGTTATAATTTACTGACGTATGAGTAGTACCATTTTCAGATTTTTTAACCGTTGCTTGACGCCCTGGAGTACCAACATGCAATTCATATGCACCATTGATAAAAGTTTTTGCTGCAGTTAAATATGGATCTGCTTCTTTATAAAGACTATCCCAAAGACTGGCACCAGCATCATTACTTCCACAATCTCCTCTTTGTCTTCCCCTAATTCTATTAATTTCGTCTAACTCAGCATCAGTACAGTGAGTGACACCAAACATAGGGAACCAACCTACAGTATCTTTTCCACCATGTGCTTCACGATTACAACCTGACGTGAAGAAATTTAGGAAGAATGAAATCAAACCTGTAATGTTGCTAATTCCTTGTTGGATTAAGTCTGTACCTTCTTCAAAAATTTTACTTCCTTCTTTCCAGGTTTCAATGATGGCTTGTACCTGCTCAAAACCTTCTACAAGGTCAACAACAGTTGATACAACATCCTGCATGGTGTTGATGATGCTCTGAACCTGACAGATTACAGAATCGATAACATCCTGAACTCCTTGCAATACCATTTCTGCTTTACTAATGGCAGCATCCAAAAATCCTTCTACAAGACTAACAACAGAACCAATAGGGTCTGAGATATATCCCATCAACTTACTATCTTCAAGACACAGAGCAGAAAGAATTTGTTGAATTGCTTGCTGAATAATAGTATAGATGATATATGGTGCTCCTGTAGCACCACCCAACAAACTAGCAATTGATAATTGTTCTGTAAGTTGTGAAAATTGCTGACGTATAGCAGAAATGACTTGAGTGAATACACTACTTAAAAAGTTTTGCAACTTTGCTGTAAGCATTTCTGCAGTAACTAACTTACCACTAACAACATCTAGAAAATTACCACTTTCATTCTTAACAAGACTGCCTGCGGTGTTAGCAATATCTTCAACCAGATAACTTAACTTATATTCTAAAGTTTTCCAAGGTCCACCAACACCATTACCAGCAGGAATTGGTTTTTCAGGATTTCTAGGTTTTTGTGAATTGCTAGAGCTACCAGCAATTCCAGGTTGAGTACCAATATTTGCTGGTTGACCAATTCCACCAGGAGCAACAGTTTTAGAATTAGGAAGTGCTACTGAGTTATTCTGAGTACCTGCTCTATGAGTAGACTTTAGAATATTTGTTTCACCAGGAGGAAGTTGACCTGCTCCAGGAGCAAGTCCAGGTTGCATTTTTTCTCCTGTAAATGCAAACTCCTTAGTATCTTGACTATCTCCGTTTTTATTTACACGAAGAACTCCCATCACAAGAGGCATTTGTGCGCTTTCACCATCGAGGAAAAACCCCATAACAATTGCACCAGGTTGCAACTGACCAGAACTTTCTCCCTGAGAATCATTACCTGCTTGTGAAGTATGCTGCATCACTGTTGCCCAAGGTAATGCTTCTGTAGGCAAGTCTGTTGTCGTTCCTCCTCTTACATTTGTATAATATCCAAGAACTCGAACTTTTACTCGACCCAACTCCATAGGGTCTTCAACATCTTCTACTTCACCAACCCACCAGAAAAATCCATCCTTACCGACGAAATTTACTGTAGGTTCATTAATGATACCGTCAATGGTTTGCATCGATTCAATAATCTATAACATTTTTATTTATGGGCGAAGAGGGGATCGAACCCCCGACAACCTCCGTGTAAAGGAGACACTCTACCGCTGAGTTATTCGCCCATTCGGGTAAATTTGTAGAGTAATTCACTACCCCACATCATCTCTCCCTCAGAATTGTAACCTTGGTCCATACTATGGAGTTTATCTCCATACAAATGAATTTCTGCTACAACTCTATAACCCCGAACACCAGTACATTCACTACCGCCAAGTTGACCGTGCCATGCATTGCCGTCGTATGTGAATATCATATCACAGTTTCCTGCTCTTGTCCAGTTCAAATCATAGTTTTGAAAGTGAACTTCAGTCTCTGAAATTATAATCGCTTTATGATATCTTTCCCTATACGGGTTCTCTGGACCATCAGATCTATAATAATTTTTGGAGTGATATCCATCGTCCATTTTTTCCCAAAGTATCTCGACTGTAGAATACTTAGTGGGTTGACTTTGTGCTTGATGCCTATTAGACCAATGACCTAGAATAAAGTCATCAATCTTCATAGACTTTACACTCAGGTTCAGATGGATTGGAATCGCAAAATAATTCTAGTGGGGAAGGGTCATGATGATCACCTGCTTCAATCTCTTCCTTATGATGCTCTACATAATCTTCCAACTCATGCAATTCACCTTCGATGTGACGACGTTGGTTGGGTGATGTTAGTGGGTTGTCAAGAATTTCCTTGTCAACTTTGATGTGCTTTTCGATGCTTTCCATAATTGGTTATTAATCTTCATAATTTTATTTATTGACGAATAGAATCCTTTAATAGCATAAGTTCTGTTGTCATGTTATTTCCCAGAATTTTATGCGTCAACCCAGCTATTATATACCGTCCACTGTATTTTTTATCAATCTTTGTTTTATTTCCAGATTTGGCAGTGCTTGGCAATGTGATTTCAATACCATGACCTGCATACAAGTCTAGATTGCCAGGAATACTAATTTGAAGTTTCAATGTTTTTAATGCTTCAATCCTCATCCATTGATATGCTTGAAGTTCAACTAATTGCTCATAGGTAGCACCTTTAGCATCAGTATCTTTTTGGTCAAATATCTGATTGGGCATGATACTATAACGCACTCTTTTTGGATATTTTATCATTTCTTGAATACCTTTATCCATTGCTTCAAGAGGATTCGCATTCTGACCTCCTTTGAGGTGAGACATCTTTGACCACATTTCAAAAATAGAATATCTGTACGCATCTCCTGATAAATCTGTACTTGCACCCATTTTAGAAGTAGATACTGTAACAGGATCTAATCCAATACTAAATCCTGACCATGCACCATGTCGCAATCCCATCAAGAAGTTTCTTTCTTCAGGAAAAACAACAGTATCAATTTTGAATTGGTCGGCAGATTGATTAGAACTAGTTCTCTTAGGGATATATTCGTAGCGATATAATCTCGGTTCTGCAGAATTGTAGTTTGTTTTCTTTGATGGTGATTGAGAGTTTACATCGTCAATCATTTTGTCAATGGACTTATAATGAAATCCAAATGCATTCTCAAAGAATACATATCCACTTTGCAATGACTTTGCTGAATTACCTGCACGAATAGAACGATTACACATCCAATAAATGCAATCAAATGGTCTCCAGTTAGGAATTATATAATCGTGTGCATTCAAAGTATCTTCAATAAAAATTCTCTTGTTTGTACCTAAAAATCTATCACTTCTTAGTAATAACTTTAGAACATTTTCTGCTTTAGTGTCATTGTTAAAAAGCACCGTTGTATTACCAAATACATTAGTGATTTCATTTTTAATATACTCCTCAGATGCCATACTCACAATATAGACATCTGTACTTTGACTCACTCTGGAACGTGATTCAATATTATATGAACGAAGATAATATGTGAAATTTGAAATAGATCCTTGAATCTGCAACTTAAAAATTTCAGAACCTGTCAAGGAACCAATCAATCCTGCAGAGTCATTAATAACTACTCTTGCTTCTAGAGTTGCAGATGTGATACTTTCAAATATCTCTATGGCAGTAACAAATTCATTCAGGTCTTTACCACCATCAGCATTGGTGAGATCTTCACCATTTCTGTTGATAACTAATTTATATTGTACTGATCCTGATTCAGACCTTGGTAATGCCATTAGAGAATGCCCTTAAGTGGGTTGTTAAAAGAATTTAATACTGCTGCAGTTGTTTTAAGAATTGCACCACCACCACCTCCACCTACAAGAGCAGGGGAAGAATTTGTTGATTGTGCCTTTTGAATACTAGATTGAGTTGCCGTCATTGCTTGCTGAACTTGCTGCATTACAACTTGATTTTGACCAGTAGCAGCACCCATTATAGAAGATGCCAGTTGCCTAGAACTATTTAATACAGTTTGTTTTGCAGCGTTTCGCTCTTGAGTTGCTTTTTGTAAAGCAGAAGCATCTTTATAAGTTTCTCCACTGGTGCCATATACACCACTATATGGAGCATAGGATTCAGACTGTCTATTGAAAGGATTTGCGCCCCTACCTGTTAAATCATCGAACAAGTTTCTTTTTGCTGCCCCTCCAGTATTTGCAGCGTCTCTAGTATCATGACCACTTGCAGTTGTTCCAGTACCAGTTTCAGATATTTGTCCAGATTGAGATCCAGTAAAACCAGGAATGCCAGCAGCAGATTTACTTTTAGCTCTTTGTTGTCCTCCACCACCAACAAACCAACCAAAGAAGTTATTCGGCATATTAGCCTTTCTTCTTACATCACCTTTATCAAAGCGAGGGACTTCATTACCACCCATGAAGTCAGTTCTACCGCCAACAAACGATGCTGCTTTCTTTTGCAATGCTTTATTCTGCAATGCCTTAGCAACTCTTTTTACATAAGAGACTGGTTTTCCCATTGCTCTAGCAGCAGAATCAGCATCTTTAATTGCGTGCCATTCTGCATTTGGTTTTCCAGTAGCACCTGCTCTAGGATATTTCCAGGTAGGTTCATATTGCATTCTTCCGAGAAGATATCCCGAAATACTTCCGTTGATTTGATTGAAATTGACTCCTGATGCTTTTCTATTATAGACAGATTGAGCAACATCTGCCCAACCTTGAGCATCATTATCTTCAGTACCAGCAACAGCAGCCAGGGTCCAGAAATCTTTTCCCTTACCCATACCGCCGCCACCGCCGCCGCCGCCGCCAGTATTTGCTGAAGCCTCGCTAGGCGTCTTAGCAGCAGGGGGTGCTTGTGTTCCACTACCCAAACCATCAAAGTCTGTTCTTCCGCCTGTCATGGCATCCATAGCACCTTGCAATTTACTCATGAAACCTCTTTGAGGTCCTGGTCCCATTGAGTGATCGTCATGATGATTCTTTGGTTTCGCACCAGATGGTCTATTACCACCAAGGAGTCCCATTTGCTCCTTAATCATAGCACGAATCTTAGGACCACCCGAAAGATGGGGTTCGCCAGCATAAAGTCTGGATAAATCCCAACGATAATGACTACCTTTATCACGATGATACCAGTTTGGATAATCTCTATATTCTTCAGCGTGTGTTCTTACTTTCTTTTCCGTGATGTCTGAAGGTTTCCATCCCCAATTCAAAGCAATGGAAGCAGATTCCTTTGCCATACCTTTGTACTGGTTTGGCGTAATTGCTTGAGAACCAAAACTAGAAGCGTTTTCATTATTAGCAGTTGACATACCAGCAACACCAATTGCTGCCGACTGACTTTTATTTCTTCCGTAAGTATGGTGGGGAGCACCAGTTGCACCGTACTTTGCTCTACGAACAGGTTTTCCACTAGAAGGAATATAAGTGTGATATCCATATCCGTTATTGAAATTTGTGGCATTCCTATTGCCAGCACTCCAATGTAAGAAGATTTTCTTATTGGCATTATCTCCCTGAGTATTATCTTGTCTCTTCGTTGCGTCTAAGTATCCACCTTGAGAGAATCCAGGAAGTTTATATCCACCTCTTTTTGCCTCACCAATTCTTTTGGAGGTGAGACCAGACATTCTTTGTGTTGCTGGTGTATTGAAAGGAACTACAAATGCTCCACCATCAGCTTTACGTGCAACATATTCCTTACCATGACCAATAAATGAAGTGCTTCTACCTCCATCTAATGATACTTTATATCCAGACTGGGGACCATTAATCCACCCTCCTGCATGTGCTTTTTTTAACTTACCACCATTTGCCTTTTCTTCTGGTTTCTCTTCTGAAAGAGACTCAATTGCTTTATAAGAACCATATGCCAAACCTGCACCCGCTGCCAGTCTTAAAGCACCACCAAGGCGACCGCCACGTCTTCTGCCCCCTCTTCTTCCCTTGCCTGTAGCAAAACGAATCAAAGTAGAAATTGCTCTACCAATGTCAGTAACAATTTTTAATGGATTGGAAAGATAACGTGCTCCTAATAAGAGTGTTCCAACACCAACTAATAACTTACCTACCGATAAAGTTTTTTCCCACCAACTAGTATCATCTGATAATAATGTGTATAGAGAATCAATGGTAGTTGTTATACCAAATTTTGCCCAATCAAATATAAACTTCCCAATCTTAGCAATAACACCGATAACATTCTTAACTGTCTCTCTGTTCTTAGGATTAGATAACCATTTTAATGCCTTAGTACCGACATAAAATTTAAATAATCCACCAAGCATCCCTAAGATACTTTCAAAAAATCCTTTTGCTTTACCAGCAATAATAGAACCAAAGAAACTCTTCTTCCTCTTTGCTCCTTTTTCATCAGCAAAGTTTGACTTGAAGCTAGATCTGTTCTCCTTTTGTTCCCTCTCAAGGTCAATTATAGCAATTTTTTTGAGGTCTGTCAAGACCTTTCCAAAACTGTTAAGGGTTCCCCCTAGATTATTAATTGCTTTTGTGTTAGAATTAAGTACTGACGCTACTTCAACACTTTCCGCCGAGGCAGAAGAAGAGACTTCTTTTACCTGGACAAACTTATAAAAATTTATTTTACTGCTTTTGTTTACTGCCGTTGCCATTATTGCATCCTGGTTGTCAGACTAGAAGGTCCACCACTTACGGCACCACCACCTGTATTTATGGGCACAGCTTGCAGAATAGGTTGTAATTTTTCAATAATAACAGGAAGTGGTATGAATTCTACTACTTCTTCAAGTATTAGTTTTTCTGATAACCCACCAGGAGAAAATGTTTGTTTGGATGCACTCTTAGAAGCACCAATAACTTTAGGATCAATTCCCAATGCTCCTGCAGTTTCTGATAGTCCACCGATATAATCTCCACTCATAAACGAATTCATGAGTCCATCTAATCCAAATTGCATCGCAGCAGAATCTAATATACTCATGGGACTCATTCCACCCTTGAGTAACGACCCCGCAAGTTGCCCAATAGCAGGATTAATCATTGATAACCCCGTACTTAATGCCTGGTCATAACTGCCAGACATTACATTAGTCAACATACTACCTATAGCACTATTACCCATGAAGTTACCAATAGCATTACTAACACCAGGTAAGAAGGACGTTGCAGCGCCCATGAGACCTTGAATCGGATTTCCTGAAGCAAGACCCGCAACTGCGTTTACTCCTGCCATGATGGGTGCAGCACCAGGAATGAATGATGCAGCAGTCTTTACGACATTGCCAATAGGAGAGTTTACAACGCTACTAACTGCATTACCAACACCCTTAACAACGTTACCAATACCTTTAACTACACCACCTAAGAACATTTGTTGTTCTGGTTCAGTAGCTTTAACATCTTCAGTATCATTATTACCTGTAACCATGTTGATAATTTCGCCAACATTAGGCAATTTACTCAACACACTATCAATTTGGGATTTAAACCCAGATAATCCTAATCCTTCTACTATCTTATTTTCACCATCTTGTAGTTGAGGAACAAAGTCACGGATAAACATATATCCGTCAAGAATCATCGATGCTATATTACCACTACCTGCTGTAAAAAGACCAGCAATATCTAAGATACCAGAAGTACCTTCAATCAATGCACCAATAGAGTCTCCATTTGCTGCTCTATCATAAGCAAACCCAAGGTTTACAAGTCCACCAATAACAGGAAGAACTGCTGCTGCTCTTTTTCCTAATTTACCACCTGCTGTTGCAACGTCAGCGAAACTGCCAATGCCCTTCTTCTTAAGAATCTCGGCACCCTTCTTCATGCCAGGAATCTTCATTAGATTTGAAACTAATGAATCACCTACTAGTTTTGCTTTTGCTGCAATTGGGTCTATGATAGGTCTTAATGGATTCAGTACCTTTTCAAAAAATACGTTTTTGGCACCTTGTGCCATATTTCCTAAAAATTTCTTTCCTCCATCAGCAATCCAATCTCCTGTTGCCTTAAACTTATCTCCTGCTGCACGAGCATATTGTTTTCCCTTTGCACCTATTACTTCGCCTGCTTTGACTGTAGTTTCCCATGCTTTGCGTCCTTTAGCAGAAAGATTCTTATATTGATTTTTTGCCCACTCTGGAGCATTCATCAATCCAGTTTTAATCCAATCAAAAGATTCTACTAATTTAGTTTGAACTTTACTACCAAGATTACCAAGAAAACTTTGAGCTCTTTGTAATCTAGTTGGTTTGGGAGGAGCAAGTTTTGGTAGTTTAAGTCTCCTCCACTTTTGGAGTGCTTTTACAGCATCTCCATCAGAGTTCCTTAGGGCATTCTCATATGCTCTCGCAGCATCATCACCATACTCGGCAAGAATCTTCTTATATTGTTTTGATGCAGCATCACCATATAGACTCTGGATGCCGCTTGCAGGTTTTCTTCCTCTAGGACCATCTAAATCAGGATCTGCGCCACTAGGGTTTGTTGCTGTAGGTTTTGGCGGTTTTCTTGGTTTCTTTGGTTTATTGCGTCCGTCAGGTCTTGCATCGGCAAGGTCTTCACTCGCCTGAAATAAATCTCTCGCTGCAAATGCAGCACCCAAGACGCCTGTTATCCCTGTAATCGCAGCAACAATCTTGCCGAAAGCGTTTAGTCTCTCTCCAATAGTGCTTTCTTTACCGAAGATGGCATCCATTCCATCCGATAAAGTTTGAGTTATATTACCAGCAAATTCTGATAATTTATTGAAAACAAATCCAACTTTATCTAAAAATACTGCTATCTTTTCTCTATTTTCTTCATCACCTAGGTATTCTAATAATTTACTGGTAAGAGCAAATGTACCAAAATCTAGAAGAATTTTACCTAAAGGTCCAATAAATTCTTCTAACCAACTAATACTACCTTTCGCAACCTTTAATTTCTTTTTATCTGCATTACGATCTTTCTTTTGCAGTAACTTGCTAGTTTCTTCGTTTTCTTCTGCTTCCCTATCTTTTTTTAATCTTTCTTGTCTACGCTCTAACTGAGTAGATTTTAATCTTGTTTTCTCACGAAGATTAGCAATAGAAGAAAGACCAGCAACTGTATTTGCCAAACTTTCAACAGTCACACCAATCCTATTGATAGCAAGAGTTGAATTTCTTGCTGCAATTGTAGATGGATTTTTACTAGATGTAAATCCAGGATTTACAAACTTATACGGTGTTATGTTAGCCACTTGCTGCTTGCTGCTCCTTCATACGTTTTTCTTCTTCTTTTAGGAATTGGATTAGCATATTGACGTAGATTTCCTTTTCCCAAGGCATTAGGTTGTCAATGTGTTCTATATTCCATTTATGATGATGCATTAATGAAAAATTGCCTTCATAATAAGAGCGAAGATTTGTATGGAGGAGTGCTATCCGAAAAAAGATGCCAGACCTTCTAGAACAATTTCGTTTTCTACCCCAGTATTGGGATTAGTCACTTTAAGTGTATGTGACAACTTGGGCATGGTTTCAAAAAATTCTTGAATCATACCAAATTGCTTACTATTCAATTCTTCAAACCATTCTATAAGTTCTTTTTTAGAGACATCTGCACAGTCATAGACTTGATCAGGATCAGAAATTGTTTTTACACAACCCGCTGCCATTTCAAAGACTTGTTCAATTTGATTAGTATCATCATCAGAAAAATTCATCTTAACGAACATTTCGAGGGAAGGATATCCCATACTGACGATAATTTCATCACTAAGTTTCAACTCAGTTTTATGAGTTTTATCTGTTTTGACGGTGATTTCGTCTAAAGGAATTTCAACATCAACTTCAGTCTCACTATCGTCTGGCATTGTAAGACTGATATTCACAGTCTCGCCAACAGATTTTGTGCGAATTTGCAAAAACAGATATTCAATATCAAATGTTGAGAGATTTTTTACATCCTTAACATCAGTACAATCAGAAACAATTTTTGTAATTGCCTCTACCAGTTCTTCGGTTTCACCCGTCTGAGTGGCAAGAAGAAGTAATTTTTCTTCTCTAACTAGAAATGGTCTAAAATTCACTACTTTGCCCGTTGAAGGCAATTTCAATTTGTACTTAGGTACATTAATCTTAGGTAATGCCATAAAAATTCAATTCAGTAATTTTATTTATCAAAATATCCCAAAGTCCTGATTGACCAGATTTCTATACCGATTAAATAACTGCCCGAACTGAAAATTGACTAATGGGTCAGTACCAGGTTGTGTTAAGTTATCAAGTCGTACTTGTGTAGGGTCAATATTCTGAGGAAATGTAAGATCGTCAGCTTGATAGAATCTATACCTTTCATAATAAAACTGAACTGTCATACTTACAGTTTTTGCTTGAGCATTGTCTAACTGTATAGAACCGATGTTATATGGAAATACATTACGCAGTTCATATGCTGTAGACAAAGAATTCAACCGAGGAGCTGATATTTGTGATGCGTCCAGTCCACTGTCTCTTACTGCCTTTCTAAATTGAGGTTTACTAACAGCGACATCACCACCACCTCTCTCCCATTTGTAAATTCTTAATGTATTACAAACGTAATTATTATAATAATCAGTATATTGACTGGCATCATTTGCCATCATAGAAATCCATTTTTCAAAAAATGCTCTCGTCTCTCCAGAACGTGGAACTCTAAACGTAATACTAATTTGACTAAATGTAGAACCAGTGGCATATCTAATTGCAGAACCTAACTGATTATATGTTCCCGTTGTAACTTGCTTGCTAGGGAGATTTACACTTTCTGCGTAATAATTCAATAATGTCCTTAAAATTTCTCGTTGAGGTTCGTACTTAGTCGTATTCATTCCATAAGCACCATTCTGCAACATTGGAGGAGTGCTAAAATGTACCGAAAAAAGATTGGAGTATGAAGGGGCGTTTGGTTCCGCCTTAAAAAATCCAATAAATTCTTGTAATGAATTATATTGTGCTTGCTCTTTATTTGGAATTGCCATTACACTTTAAGTTCTTTTTCAGTAATTAACATAAACTCCCAACCATTATCCATACAAAATTCGGTTGCTGCTTTCCATTTTGCCTGATTGACAGCATACGTCACTACTTCATTTATATATCGTTTTGTGTGTCTTTTTTGAGTTTTGGGTTCTTTAGTTTGTTTGTAGGGTTTTACTTCAACCAGATATTTTTTGTTATTGATTTTAACATAAAAATCTGGAAAATATCTATGTCGTCTACCATCAACTGGTGAAACATAAGGAATAATAATTTCTTCACTTCCCCACTCTTGAACAGATGTGGTAATATCACACCATTTCATAAATTTATACTCCCAAGAGGAGCGATAAATCACATTAGCGAAATCGCCTTTGTACTTCCCAGGAAAAGAAGGTCTATACTTTCCTTGATAGCGCATAAATACATAGAGGTCACATAATATTTAGGTAGTATCTTTTGTCCAACTCAATCTATAGATATCCTTTAAATCCTCCTGTGTCCGACAAAGGAAATGCTGGTGACTTGGAGTCTCCAACAGAGTTTATTGACTATCTTGCCATGAGAAGATATGCTATCAATTATAATGATAGCGATTCAAACTATTATGGATTGAATCTTCCAGGCAATAAAGTTAGTAAAATTCACAGAAATGAGAGGGTTTACTTAGCAATACCAAATCAGATTCAAACTCAATATCAACCAAACTACAGACAAGTAGATATTGGTGTTGCTGGAGTTGCAGCAGCAGGGTTAATGAATAGTGGTGGTAATATGGATCAAATAGTTGAAACTATTCAAGGTGCAGCAGCTGCTGCTTTACCTGAGTTTGCTTCTGCAGCAATTGCAAGTTCAGCATCAAATATAAATCAGATGTTGGGTCTTGCAGGTAATATTGATGCTAATGCTTTACAGGCATTGACAAAAGGAAAGGTGTTTAATCCATTTACTGAGCAATTGTTTAGTAATATGTCCTTCCGAACTCATAACTTCTCATTCAAGTTTTTTGCTCGTAGTGGAAGAGAAGCACAAGAAATTTTTAAAATTATAAACTATATCAAATTTGGTTCTGTTCCTATCATTGGTGGAGCAGATGCTGACGAATTCCTAACTGATAGTAGTAATGGAGATAGTAGTGAAAACAATCAAAACTTTGAAAATCTCTTCGCGACTGATGGTGCCCGAAGAGCTCGTTCTGCACGGTATTTTGAAGTTCCTGACAAGTTTGAACTTTCTTATAGACGACTTAATGCAAAAGGTGACTACGATACGGGTGGATACCCATTACACCATAGAATCAAGGATTCTGTATGTGCAGGCATTCAAGTAAATTATACTCCCGATGGTTCATATAATTCTTTCCGTCATTTATTGAGTGGGCAACCTCAAATCATGGTTCCCTCTGTTGCCGTCAATTTGACATTCATCGAAACTTCAATCATCACTCAAAAAGATATTTCAGTAGGATACTAATGGGTTACTTTAATCGCTTACCAGATACTTATATCGCTGAGGGCACATCAACGGATGAGGATTATAAGTATCGCTTAGTTAAAAATATATTCCGAAGAGCAGTTACCATTCCAAATTTGAATGATTATATTACTCTTTTTGAAACTTACTCACTACGTGATGGCGAAACGCCTCCAACAGTAGCATATAGACTATTGGGTGACGCAGAATTAGATTGGGTTGTGTTGTTAGTAAATAATATTATTGATGTATATGAAGAGTGGCCAAGGAGTCAAGCAGAATTACTAACTACAGTTCAACAGAAATATGGTGAGTCTGATGCAGTACATCATTGGGAAACTAATGAAGTATTATATAATGGCATTGTTTTTGTTAAGGAAGGAACAGAAGTAAACGAATCTTTTAGAGTGGTCTTTCCTGATGGAACGACGAAAACAAAAGAAGAGTCAATATATCCAGTAACTAATTATGAACATGAAGATTATTTGAATGAAGTTAAACGTCAGATTCTAATACCAAATGCAGAGATTGCTGATTTGATTGTTGAAGAATTTGACGAGATAGTTCAATATCAACCACACTCAGAGTTGGATGATAATAATGTAAAGCAGACAAAACTGAGTATTGCTCAAAAATTCATCAACAGAAAGAGTTCTGCTACTGGTAGTGCAACTAGAACTACGGGTGTTGCACCAGTAGTTAATACCTTTGACTTTGGTTCTACATTTGGTGCTTCAGTTATCAGTACTGGGTCAACAGGTGCTGTTGTTGCAACAACATCAGCAACTACTACAATTGCAGGTGTTCAGACTGTGAATCCTTCACCAAGTCCAACACCATCACCTACCCCAAGTCCTACACCTTCTCCAACTCCAAGTCCTACACCGTCGCCTACACCTAGTCCTACACCTTCTCCAAGTCCTTCACCAGGTTACGGCGGTGGATACTGATTCTAACGAAGATTATATAACTATAGACATAACAAAAAACGGACTTGCACTTATGTACAGGTCCGTCTGTTTTCATTTGGAAAAATGGCCTGGTGGCGATTCTTATGAGCAACAAGGACTCATGTTAATGAAAGACAACTTATTTCGTCTTATGTTAGAGA